AGTGATAAAGGGTTTAAACTAATAGGAGATGTTGCATTTCTTATAATTGAATTTGCACATACATGATATGCAGCTGCCTCTCTTTTATCATATCCTATAAAAATCGGTATCATGATATGGATTTCCTTCTACTATGCATAATATCTAAAGTTAAGTTTTTTACTAAAATATTTTTTGGTTGTTTTATAATCCACTCAACAGTATCAGCAATATAGTCAGTATCCATTCGAGGATATTCTCTTCTGTGGTCAGTCATCGGAGTATTCATTCTTCCTAATTTTAAATGAACAATCTTGCATTCAGAATCTATTAGCTGCAGCTGAGTACATGCCTTTTCGAGTGAAGATTTGTGAATTGCATATTTATTAATTGTGTCTTTGTTTCCGTCTGCGCTAACACTTCCAACATTAATAATTGTGCAACTTTTATATTTATTTCTATTAAATAATTCATATAAAATATCAATCTGTGAATACTTATGATAAGCATTATTAATAAAAATATCAAATTCTTGTTTAAAGAAAGGATCGAGATTAAAGCTTAAATCATATCCGTTTGATCTACTTAATCCTATTACTTCATGATCTTTTGAAAACTTTTGATATAAAGATTTTCCAAGACCACTAGTATGTCCTGTGATGACTATTTTCATTTTGTGCTTTCGTATCTTTTTATATCTTCAACAACCATTTCGTGCATCATTAATTCAAATGTATAATTTGGCGCCCATCCTAATACTTTTTTTGCTTTACTTGAGTCGGCATGTAAACTGTGTAATTCGTTTGGTCTTTCAAATTCTTTATCAGATATAACATATTGTTCCCAATTTTTTATACCTGCCACTTTAAACGCCAGTTCACACATCTCTCTAACGCTATGTTTTATTCCTGTCGCAATAATAAAGTCTTCTGGAGTTTGATGTTGTAGCATAAGCCATTGTGCAAATACATAATCTTCTGCATGACCCCAATCCCTTTCGGCATCTAAATTACCTAATACAATTTTATCAGATATTCTTTTTACTATCCTTGCAACGCCGTCGGTAATCTTTCTTGATACAAATTCAATACCGCGAATAGGTGACTCGTGATTAAACAAAATACCCGAGCAAGCATGCATATTATAGCTTTCTCTGTAATTCTTTGTTATATGGAAACCGTATAATTTAGCAACACCATACGGACTTGCAGGCTCAAACGGAGTCTCTTCTGTTTGTCTGCCGTTTGTATTGCTGTTTCCAAACATTTCAGACGTCGCGGCTTGATAAAACTTACAAGAAGGTTTGACACGACGTATTGCTTCAAGACAATTGAGAGGACCTATAGCGTCAACATGAGTAGTTACATATGCAAGACGCCACGATCCTCCAACAAAGCTTTGAGCTGCTAAATTATAAAACTCATCAGGTTCTACAATTTCCATAATATCCATTAGACTACACATATCAGTAACATCACCTATGTGAGTCTTTAATCCCATTTCAAAAAGATTTAAATATTCCATATTTGACCAATTAGGACTAGTATATCTTTTTACTACTCCATGAACATTATATCCTTTTTCTAAAAGTAGTTTTGCAAGATAACAGGCGTCTTGTCCTGGAAAACCTGTAATTAAAGCTGTTTTCATTTTATATTTCCAATTATATCTGATACCATGTTTATTTCATTATGAAGACTTATTGAATCGTTTCCAATAAAAAAACCATTTTCGTGAAGATCGTCGGCGGCTTCGAATGTTCCTACGCTATCCCAATTTAATCTATCTATAACTGGGTTCTTCATAAAGTTGCCAGCAACAATAGGTCTTGTTTCTACGCCGCAATGTGTAAGAATATTAATTACTTCTTTGCGCCTTCCTTTTAAATGATCTTGAAGAACAAGCCCAAAACCAAACCAACTGCTTATACCAATTTCTTTTTGTAATCTTACTCCTGATATTTTTTGAAATGATTCTACTGCATGCCACGCATTTTTGCGTCGGCCGAGCAACATATCAGGCCACTTCTTTAATTGTTCCTGTCCAATTGCACCACTCATTTCTAAAGGGCGTACACAGTATCCCGGGAGTATGAACTTAAAACTATCTTCAAACGGATCACCTGATTTTTTATATAATGGACTATCGTCTGCCATATCTCGTATCCAACCATGAGCACGTAAACTTTTTAAATATTCATATGTAAGCGGATCATCCGTTAAAACCATGCCACCTTCCATTGTTTGCATATGATGACTAAAGAAGAAACTAAACGTACCCATTTCACCAACAGATCCACATTTAAAGTTATATTCAGTTGAGGCTCCTAAACTTTCACAATTATCTTCAAGAAGAATGATATCATGCTTATCACACAACATTTTTAAATCGTGAAGATTTGATGAATTTCCTAACAAATTTACAGTAAAGATTGCGGCCGTATCTTCGTCAATAGCTTCTTCAACTTTATTCACATCTATGTTAAATGTATAAGGATCAACATCAACAAAACGAAGTTTATATCCCCATTGGTGTACAGGAAAATAAGTTGTGCTCCAACTAACTGCAGGAACAATAATATTTCCTTTATTTTTATATTTTGGATTAAGTGCTAAAGATGCAATCGTAATTAGGTTTGCGCTGCTACCACTATTTGTCATAACAGCATAATTGCTATCAAAGAATTTAGCAAACTGTTCTTCAAAAGCTTTTACTTGTTCACCCATAGTATAACGGCCGCTTTCAATTACGCGTTGAATTGCGTCAACTTCTTCCGATCCCCAAGTATCGCTCGCCAATCTATATTTCATTTACTTGCCTCTTTAATCATATGAATGTTTTTAGCAATAGCGTAATTAAATTCAGTTCCTTGCTGATGCGCGTATAAACCTTCGCTTAATGCTCTACTAAAACTGGCAGACATGCCGTCTTGTTTAGATAATCTTTCACATGCTTCTTTAGTACTATAGCCTCCACTTAAACCAACGACACTATGTACTTTATCATGCTTCATAATATCTTTATAAAAATTTGGCTGTTCTGGTAAAGTAAGTTTAAGTGTACACTTCCCTTTAAATTGATCTAAATATTCTGATAACTTCTTAAGTAATAAGTCTTCTACTTTTTGTTTTTGATAATGGTCAATTGGAATTTCCGGTTCAACAATTGGCATTAATCCTTTATTGTTAATTCCTTCAGCTAAAGAAAATTGCTGTTCTAATATCATATCCATTTGATCTATATTTTTTACAATACTTCGCATTTTTGTTCCAACACAATTGTTTTGAATAGCAAAGTCACACATCTCTTTCCAATCAAATGTTTTTAAAGAACCGTTTCCTTCACACCCACTATCTATTTTTAGATATGATTTAATACCTTTTGTTTTTAATATTGGTACCATACCTCTTTCAACTGTATCTTTATAAAGTATGGCTGCTCTAATATTGTCACTTATAAAATCTGGTGATTGCACCATACGCAACCTCATCTTATGAACAAGATCCATTTTATTTTGTTCAGTATAAGGTTGTTCATAACGATCTAAAACGCCGCCTGTAGAACCGCCACTATGATCCATCGCTGCAATAAATGTAGTCATTTTATTTCATCCTTTAATTAAATCTTCAAGTGTTTTTAACACATTTTCGCTGTCATCCGCCACATCTAATTCAATCGCGGACTTAATACATTTTCTTGTAAAGTCTAAATCAAATCTTTGGCCTGACATATCCATTCCTGTATTAATTAAATACACATTACAATTATTTTCTTTTATCTTTTGCATTAATAAGTCACTATATTCACTTATTTTACGCGGCATAAAAGGAGATCCATAACACGGACTAAATAATGGTTTTATTTCTTCGGAGCCAGCTTCAGTACCTGGCATTTGACTTGTATATCCGGTTTCAAAAAACCGTCTTATTGTTTCTCCACTTATTTTACTTGAAGGTGGAAACACTCCTTTTGCATCCATAGTTAAAAAGAATATATTATCTGGATGATTAAATTGTTGTGGCTCATGATATGCATTTTCTACACAATTAATAGGATAACTTAAACGTGCATTTGATAACCCAGGATTTTCAATTACTAAAGTTTCACGGCTACGAGCTAATTCAACAGCATCAAAAATTGTTTTATGAGTTTCTGGTGTAAGACCTTCTGATTTTGCATAACAGCCTGTTTCAACCATTTGAATGCCGTTATGATTCCATAATACTTCGTCATCACTGATAAGTTGATAGTCAGGATCGCTACTAAGAGTTGTCTTACCTGTACCACTTAAACCAAACATAAGGTTTGTTGTATTATCAAATGTGAAAGCACTGCAATGCATTGGTAAAATATTTTTTGGAGGTGTTTCAAAAGAAATAATTCCAAATACACCTTTCTTAATTTCTCCAAGAAAAGTAGTGCCACCAATTAACATCACTTGCTCGTCTAAATGAACATAAATGTACGGTTCATCAACTTTCATTTCTGTATTGTGTATTATTGTCCAATCAGCAGTGTGATTAAGAGGATCATCTACAACCGTGAACATATTACGAACAAATTGTGCATGTCTATCATCGTTTGTTTTAACGCGGAAACACATACCTGAGGTATAGAAAACTAAATTATGATTATAGTCCATTAGATCCATACGCATATGCATTACTTGGTAATCCATTTCGTTACCAATTTTATTGTATTTTGGTCTAGATAAATCTAAAGCTTCATGTGCTTTGCTTCCAAAAAAATACTTATTTTCAGGCGACCGTCCTGAAGGGTTTGTACTAATTTCAATATTACTCATAAGTTTCTCCTGTTTCACGGAAGAAATTTTCACTCCAAAAGGCTTTATCGTCAATCCAAACATCATAGTGTTCTTTTTTACCAACACTTAATTCATGGTATTTTGCGCCCCATTCATCTAATTGATTTTTAGTTAATTCGTAATAATCAACTTTACTTACCGCACCCCGCGCAGTCATATATTTAATTTCATGACCTGCGTCGTATAATTTATTTACTTTAGCTATACGATCCATCATTGGCTCGTGTTTACTATAATCTTTTTTACCGTTTGGCAAAAGCACTTCTTTACAGATAGTACCATCAATATCAATCACATATTTCATTATTTAAGAGATCCTTTCCATTGTATAGAGCTATTTATGAATTTATAAGTTCTTGGATCGGCGGCTTCTTTCATTTTATATTGTCCGTGTGCAAGACTTGAAAAAAGAGGAAACCGATCTTTTTCTACTAAATTTTCTATTTCACTTATATCGTGTGATAAAGGGTAAGCTGGACAAAACTTTTCACATATAACAGGTATGCCTCTTTGAAGTGCAGTTAACGCTACGGCGCTATTATAAGTAACAACACAGTAAGCTTTATTTAATGCCTGGTCAAGCGTTTCATCATAAATATATTTTTCTTTGTCCTTTTGTAATAACATCATATCGTCCATGATAGGACCGTTTTTTCTTCTTACAACAATTGGTCTATCTGTATGCTGTTTTATTTTTTTCGTAATAATTGTTTCCCAATTTGTATCATCAAAAACACGAGCGGTAGAATTACTAGGTGGAAAAACTAAAATATTTTTCTTTTGTTTAAAATTATAATCATTAAATTCTAAAGAAAAATTTGAATTAAACCTATCTGAATTGGCATTAGGTAAAATTTGATTTTGGCAAAATCCGTTTTTTGTAATTCGCATCCAATGTGGTTTTCCGTATCCCGCATTAAAATATGCATGGTCTATATAGTAAAATGGAATATTATTTGTAAGCGCCGATTTTAATATATGATAATTTCCACGGAGGATTCCTGCAAAAACTAAACCTGTTGCATCATACAATTTTTTAGACTTTACCTTTCTTGGCATGCCAGGCCTTTTTTCAATAATAGATAAAAATTGTCTTGTATATACAAGTTTTCCACCTATTCCGATCGCTACTTGTTTTAAATAACGATCTTGCTCTTGTTTTCCTGTTAAAAAAACATATATCATCTTACGTTATTCCAATATTTATGTTCCCTTTGAACCACTAAATCTTTTCTGTGGCTTGTGCCTTTTCTTTTCCGTGGACCTTTCATATGATCCATAAACTCTCCAAGCGGACCATTAATAAATGGATGATTGCTTTTTACGTCAGGACTTAAATTGTGCCAATGCCTATCATCAAATTGTAACTTAGCCGCGTCGTAAGTATGACAATCAGTCCACTTATCAAGTTTAAAAATTGTATCTTGAATATAGTAATCTTTCCAAGTATTTAAAAACGGTTTAGCTATTTCGTGGTCCATATTAAATATATGAAACCCAGTTTCGGTATACATCCAAGGTCTTGCAAGATATCCTGCAAACTTATCTGTGGGAATCCAACTTAGTATATCTTTAACTTGAATTGGCGAATGAGTTCGGCTATCTCCATCAAGCCATATAAGTATATTTGTTTCTTCTTCCTCAAGGAATTGAAAAAGAGTAAAAACTTTATGACTAAATCTTACGGCATCATACATATAATCTTTATTACCATTTTTAGATTTGGCACCTAATCCATTTGCTTCTTTATTATTTTTATGTCTTTCTTTAAATTTTAACAAATCAGGATGTTTAAGTATTTTATATTGTACTCTATTGTCTCTTATCAAATTTCTTTTAGGAATAGGATCGTCAACATATACAGTTAGATACGTATCTTGAGGCCAATGCTGTATAAAACCTTTTACTAATAACGCTCCAGTTTCTCCCCAACCTTCAAGACTAAAACACGTGACCGCATTTATTTTCATGTGTTATCCTTTCTTTCAAATACTAAACCACGTATTTTTACAAACTGCTGTCGAGGTTTTCTTATTTGTCCGTTCATTAAAGTAACTGATGCGTTTCTTACGGCCATAGTTTCTTTTAAGTTTATATTAAATCCAAATTGCTGAAATACATTTACCCAATAGATTTCTGATTGTTCGTTTACGTGATTTTTACCACCCCAAAATGGCGGAGCGGCAGTAAGAATAACTCTTTTGCATTTACGAAAATCTTTCATAAATATTGGAATACATTTTTCTTCAACGTGTTCAACAAACTCTACACTCCAACCAAGATCGAAATCTAATTCAAATCTTGATGAATTTATTCTATAATCCACTTGTTGAAAATTATCTGATTTTGGTAACTCGCTTGTCCCATCAACACCATAAGCATGCATACCAAGCTGCGCAGCTTCAAATACTTGTCCTCCTGTACCACATCCAATATCTATCATACTTTTTACATTCCAAGTTTCTTTTGCGTATATCAAAGCCTGAATGTCAACGTTTGTTCCGCCTCCATGCTGATTTTCTTTAAAGTCCATTAACTATACCTCTCTATTAAAGCTTCTGTATAATAAAGTACTTCATCGTTTTTAAAATAGCTATATGGAAGTTCAGTACAAGACATTTTATTTACCCAGTTAAGTATTTCTTCTTTTGACACCAAGTGTGGATTATTTATAGTATTTAAATCAATGTTTTTTAAGTCTTTACCAAAATTAACTTCTGAACAGTATACAGGTATCCCTGCATCAATTAATTCAAATATACTTGTAGAATTATTAATGACAGCGCAATACATATCTTCGTATAATTCTTTAAAATCCCTTTTTATATCAACAAACTTTATGTTTTTATATTTTTTAGTTAAATATTGATAACTATTAATCATTTTACTTGCAGGATGTATTTTAATTTTGATTCTTCTATTTGTATTTTTTCTTATTATTTTAATAGAGCTTTCTAAAAACTTATTTATTGGCATAGTACTTGTTGGGTCAGTTTCAAGACCTGTAAATATGTATATAGAACCTTCTTCATTTATATTCCAAGAATGATTATACAAACGCTCTGCATCTATTTTTCTAACAGTATCAAAATCTTCTGATTGCAACCACTTTCCTTCTCCATATACCCAACTATCCAAAGAAACTCTTACGTGCATTTTATGATCGGTTTCACGATAATTATTTTCGGCGCGAGACAAAGTACGACTTTCAAACACAACAATTTTCTTATTATGTTTTTTTGCTAAATCAACCCAATGAGAATTTAATACATCTAAAACCGCACTTCTTTGTTTGTAACACAAATAAGTATTTCCGATAGTTCCGTAGTCAAAATCTTTTGGAATGTGTAACTCTTTTCTTAAAGAATTACCCCATGTACCGTTTAATACAATTGCATCAGAATTATAAAAATGATCCATGTATTCTTTTGGTATAAAATCTTTTTCTTTTATTTTAAACGATTCATTCAGCTGAAGGCCCTTAAAATACTCAATAGATGGACTATTTGTAGTTTTTGCAAAATCTTGTGTAGATCGTGAAGATACTGAAACAAAATATTTCAAAGAAATTTACTCCTGATAACCGCGAAGAACAAAGACATCGGTATTAAAAAAGTTTTGAAAACAATAATCTCGTTCTTCATTAAATAAATGAGCAACACACTTACGCCTTTCATGCCAAGAATAAGTTTTCTTCCAATCAAAGCCATAAGTAAAAACCTTTTTTGGATTACACTTTGATATATAATATAGTACTCTTAAACCAGTTGAAGATTTTTTAGTTAAGTTACTATCAAGTGCCTTGCGATCTTCTTGTGAAAATATAGTGTCAGCTAAATTTGCAAATTCTGGTGATACATCAATTGTATCCATTTGCATCCTTGGAATATTTTGTGTATGAGGTCTTTGAAAGTGAGCTTTATTTTGTCGCATGTTCTGCATACACCAAACATCTAATTTTGTTCCCATTTGTTTTTGAAATTCTACAAATCTATAACCGCCGCGATTAATACGCACTACAACTTCGGCCTGATCTATTTCAGGACCAAATCTTTGCTCAATGAGTGATTGCGCGTTACCTACAACAGCTACAGTTTTTCTTTCAAACCATTCTTTCATAATTAAATTAGATGCCTTAAGATAAAAAAAAGAAGGGCTTTACCACCCTCCTTTATTTATATTACTATATTTTTATATAAATGTCAATAGCTATTATTTCAAGACCTTGCAGTCAAAATAATCTATCTTCCATTGCGTAACCTCTTTACTTGCATCATGCAATTCTTTGCTTCTTCATAATAGCCGTGACGTGCTAATTCTGAGGCTGCTCTTGCATAACCTGCTATCTCAACGAAGGTCATAAAACCTTTACCAAAACCAAGAAACGGATTTACAATTGTGTTCATTACTGCTGCAGTCATTATACCCATCCTTTCAGATTTTTATTTACGATTTCTTTGTAGTGTTGTTGCGCTAAGTATCTGATTTCGCCACGTGGAATGCCGATATCGCTTAGTTCTGAGTCTGATAATGCTGAAAGTTCTTTTACAGTTTCTCTTGCAGCCTTTGCCGCCTGTAATTTGATGCCAAGGTTTTTAATCCAGATGAAGAACCCATCTACCCCTTGGTTTAGCCATCCGGCTGCTGCCAACACGTGTTGTGTCATTTAATTTCTCCTAATGTGTATATGATGTATGTGATCCGATCCTAGGCGACCGTCTAGGTTTAATCCTTTTTACAAATATATTTATTAGAGAAATGGGTAAATAATGGTTACCAATTTGATATAGCCGGATTGCTTATAATGCAACAGTGACATTATGTCGGGTTATCAACTAATATAATATCAAAGGAAGATGAAATAACTGAACCAGTATCACCAGCTCCTCTCACTTCAATATCAGTTTTTTCTGGAAAGCGCAAAGGAATTGAATAATTCTGAGTAGTATATCCGCCTACGGTATCTATAATATCCTTTGACCTAAATGGTGCGTCACCATCTAATTCTCTTGCTAGTAAAGTCACCGTGACAGCATTATTCATTGGTGCTACGCCAACGTTCCAAGTAGTAAGATAACCAGTCTTTCCAGCTGGTATTGTATAAAGTGCAAGTTGAGTTTGACCCAAACCAGTAGTTGTTCCTGTACCAATAACGCCAATATCAGCAAGAACTGTACCGCCTCCAGCTGCTGCGGTGGATATAAGAATATTACCATCATTTGTCTTTAGCGCCCCAGAAGTCGCAACAAATGCTCTATAAACTCTTAGGAATGAAGCAGTAGAAGCTGCGCCATTTACAGTAATCGTTTCTTCAATCAGATTAAAATTATTATCTAAACCTTGAACAGTAATTGTGTGAGCACCATCGTTGCCAGGGCCATCGTCAGAGCTTGCGCTATATGCATAAACTGTACTATCAGAACCAACATCAAGATAACTATAAAGTCCTCCGTGCATCCAAATAGTTTCTGGTATGTTTCCTACATTTGGATTTCTACCAAACTTATGAATATTTGACCATCCGGCAACGTCGCCCGCAGCAATTGGAACATTAGATGCAACTCCAAACGAATTGATAAGATTACCATCTTTATCTGCCAGCATGAACGCTTCAAATAAAGTTTTATTACCTTGTAAATATGCCTGAGTTGATTTATTCCATATAGCCATTTTATCTCTGCCACCCTTTAATGTATTGATCTGAAAAATTTGCCCTGCTAAATTGAAGGCGGTCTACTAATTTTAACGCATTCTTTCCATAACGATCAATAGCAACAAATCCTTCCTGTCCTGTTACTTCGTAACCACTATTAGTTTTTAATAGTGTTTTGAGACCGCCAACCTTTTCAAGTTTACGCACAACCAAATGTTTAGCGTCTACTATAAGGTTATACATAACAAACAAATTCTCAATATCTTTAGGTTTGTTTGTTTTGAAGTATTTCATGGTATCAGCTTTTTTTGCTTCCCATGTTGCTTTTCCTTTGGCAGATTTTTTTGTAGCAATTTCACTATCATACCAATTATTCAAATAGCTTTGTAATCCGCGAACAAATACTTTAGGATTACCAACACGTTGACCTTCTCGAACCTTTGTATTGATATAAGTATTTACTCGCATATTAAGTTCTTTATTTGCAGAAGGAAGTAATCCATCAAATGTTTTCTTAGGTATAGAACGGAATAACTTTCCAACCTGAGAAAGGATCCTTGTCATTTCTGCAGTTTCAGAGGCAGTCATTGTTGCTGTACCAGATTGATCTTTAAATACCGCATCAACAGACCAAACAGATTTTACTTTTTTAAGACCTGAAGCAATCTCCTCTCCAAAACTTGCAGACATTTCTTCAAAGCTTGATCCTCGGTATACTGTATGCCAGACCACTCCGACTTTGGATCCGAGTATTTCCTTAGCAAGGTCTGATGATTTAGGTATCGCGTAAACAATCGTATTAGGATGGAAAGTAATATGCGGTTCACCGTCAATCGTATCTTCTTTAATATCACTTTTTTCATATAGGAAATCACCTTGTACTACGCCTTTGATACCGAGTTTTGAAAACTCATCAAGGGCAATTTTCAATTTTGCATTCAAATCTCCACTTGTATCCGCATCAATATCAGCGTGCGTTTTATATACTTTTGGGTTCTTGTTAAAAATACCTTTTTTGGCTACAAAGAATTTTCCGTCGCTTGGATCTGTTCCAGCAAATACAGCTGGTGCTCCATCCCATTTAACACTAATGTTAACAGAAGACTTTGTATTACTTGACAGCATATCTCTAATATCTCTAAGATAATTAATCACATTTCTTGTACCAAGTATTCCGCCGTCAATAACTGCATCCTCGGCGTGAGTCATGTGTAGGTTTTTATCTTCAGCTATGAACTTCTTGAATGTTTTCATTTGTAAGCAACACCTTTACGAGTATGTTTAAGTTCGCCTGCATATTTTTTCATCATTTTAGGCGTTTGATTTTGCTTTTCAGCGCCACTAATTTCATCAGGGGTTATTTTATCGAACTCATCTACATCGCCGTCATTATCTTTATCAAATCCACGGTCTTTAATAGCGTGTTTCAAAGATTTCGTGGGATCTAATGCATGGGCGATTTTCTTTTCACTAATGAATTTTTTAAAACTTAACATTTTTACTTACCTTAATTACTGGCTCTACTCCAAAAAATGACAAGACGTTTTTAATTTTTCCAGAAATAAACGATTTTGCTTTTTTAAGTGCTTGACCAAATGTTCCTTTAATACGACTAATAACGTTTTTAAACATTCCTTCTTCGAGCTCAACTTCTTCTTTAAGTTTAGCATCAACGATTAAAGAAATAACTGACCAAAAATTGTACTCACCTGTTTTAACATTTTTAAGTTTACGTGATGATGTTTTAAATCTTGCTTGCAGTTTCATTGCATCAGCAATCTTTTTACAATATGCATCATCATAAACAGATGTGATTTTTGTTGAAGATCCGCTATGATCCGAAACCACCATAAACTCTGCGGCTGAATTACTGTCTTCACCGTACTTCATAAATCCTGACATTGCTTCACGAGCAAACTCAATCTTAAACTTTTCGTTTTCTTCAAATAAAGTTCCAAGTTCAGACATAATCTGTTTATGTGCAGCTTCGCCGCGGTTTACTAATTCATTTTCACGAGATTTGATTAACGGTCTTAATTGTGTTGGTGCAACTGAAGCCGTAACAAAATCTTCAAAAATACCTAACACTTTTTTCAATTGAGGAGAATCTTTTACGTTTGCTTTTTCCATTGCTGCATAGAAAGTTGCGGTTGATTCTGCCTTACCACCTGACATTAATTGAGCCATTCCAATCTTTAACGATAATCTTTTATCACCAATTAGAATATCAGTTTTTGGAGTAGTATCGGTCGCACCATAACCACTCCAAAACGAAGTAAGTTTTGACTTAGCACGACCATACTGTTCTGCTTTTACATTATTACCTAATTTGAAATGATCTTTAATTGATTGTGCAATTTTTTTGCCTGCCTCAACGTATTGTGGTTGAGCCATGATACTATCATATACTTTTTGTGAAATACCAGCAGCCTCAGGATTAATTTTCTGTCCTGTGATTTCGTGCCAGCCAATAACAATCGCCGCTTCAAAATCTTCAGCTTTAATTGCTTCTGTAATATATTGCTTAAAACCTATCATTAGATTTCCGTTGCCCTTCTACTAGTTATAAAGTCATATGGATATATTCCACTTCTTGCGTTTCTTACAATAATATCCTGATGACTTGTTGTTCTTCCATTTCTATAAGTTGTTGCAAATATTGCTTGATATTCACCTCTAAAAGCCCAAGTTAAATCATCGGCTGTATGTATAGATTCCGAAAAAGTAAGTTTATATGAACCGTCATTATTTCTTGTAAGTATTGGTGCTCCTTGTCCTATACAATGAACGCTTTCTCTGTTAAATGTGGCACCATTATTCCACATTGGCCCATATACAGATCTGCCTACAAGATTCCTTCCGGCCGGTGTATCTTCTATTTTCCTCCAAGCACTAAATCCAACTCCTGCTGCCCCATCAATATATTCTCTTGTTACAAAATTGTTTAGATCTCTTACATATTGCTCAACTAAAATATCCTCATGTATAATTTGTCCAGATCTTAATGAAATTCCACCATATTGCTGATAAGCTCTTGCTCCGCCTGCTTTCTTATGTGATATAAAACCAACTTCTCTTGTACTATCATTTATTAAAGCAATATCAGCTTTTGGATCTCCTTTGATTTGATCTGCTGCAGCTGTCACTACATTTTCTACATTATATCTTCCAATTTTAACGCGTATAGGTTTGCCTTCTTGTTCAACTGCGTCCTTTATTACGTCTATCAGTATTTCAGTAGCTTCCTGCTCAGCCTTTAAAACATTTTTTGTTTTTGGCTTTGCAATAACTTGTGTAGGTCCTATTTGAACAATTCCTAATGAAGAAATATTCAAGGCAGTTTTATCTCTTACTAATCTTGCACCTCTAAATGCAGACAACGTAATATCAATTGCAGCCTGTCTTTTATCAGTCACTATGGCCATACGATTTCTTGTAATCTTTTTTATTTCGTATCCATAGACTTCTGCAAGGGTGTTTTCTACATCAGCATATTTCATAAGGAGCTCTTTATTCTATATAAACTATTTATAAAAAAAGAGAGGCCGCAGCCTCTCTATCAGTTGACACTCATCCGATACTTATTGTAATTCGCCGACTTCAAATAATTTACTTAAAGATTTTTTAGGTTTGTTTAAATCCCATTGTTGACCAAATGATGTTTTGTCAAAAGCAGGAGCGTCATCATCTGTATCTTTTGATTTGTTCTTTGCATTTTCTTTTTGTATATTTTTCTGTGCGCTTTCTTCAAGATTATATATTTTCATTTTAGATCTATCGACTCCTACAACAAATCTACGATAATAATTTAAGTCTCCCCAACGGTTCTTTAATTGTTTAACCATTATTTGACTAAGACTGTCAAGTTCTTCAGATGTTATGAGTCCCAGAATACAATCAGCAGTATGAGTAATCCCCATAGACTCGCTAGTATTAGTAAGGTCCACGTCAGAGTTACCATAGCCATCACGGTTAAACTGAGAACTAGTAACGACAGCACAATTGTACTCCATAGCCAATCCACGTACTTCCTCCGCAATTGATTTTACAAGTGTATACGAATTGGCGGCCGCTACACCTTTAACTCGAGCACTTGCACAAATATTTAAATAATCAATAAAAATAATATCAGGTTTAAAGTTTTTCTTCATACGTAATTCAGTAAGAAGATGGCGGAAATGACCAACGTGAGCAGAACCTGTAGGATATTCTTTTACAACAATTTTTCCCGTGCTTTTACCTTTTAAACGTTCCATTCTTTTTGTATATACGTCTCTTGGCATTTCTGCAATTTCGTCAATTGTAACATCAAGGAGATTTGCATCAATGCGTTCCGAAATACGTTCTTCAGCCATTTCCATTGTAATATATAAAACATTCTTTCCCATCATCAATGCAGAAGCTGCAGCATGACATTTAACTAACGATTTACCGCCGCCAGTTGTCGCTAATAAAACTGTCATAGATTTACGAGGTAAACCACCTTTAGTGATTTTGTTCAGTAATTCAATATCAAATGGAATACGTTCTTCTTTCTTGTGATAAAAATCATAACGAGAATTAAAATCTTCAAGATAATCGTGACCGACTGAACTATCAAAACTGATTGCAAGACTATCTTGTAATAAAGCTGGTAAACCGTCTTTACTTAATTCAGGATCAGATCCATCAACTACAAGAATTGCTTTACGAATTGCATTAAACAAATCACGATCTTGACAAAACTTTTCAGTTTCTTTAATTAACCATTCCTGATCTGTATCATTATCACGTTTTAAGTTATCAACTTGAACCATGACTTCTTTATACATATCTTCGTTCATATCTTTACGTTTATCAAGCGTAAGTTTGAGAACCTCAACAGAAGGAGGTTCTCGATATTCTTCAACATACTCGGAATATGCTGTAAATATTTTTTTATGCTCATTACTTTCAAAGTAATCTATTTTAAGATATGGATATACTTTTCGAAAATAATCTTCATTAAATACTAGGTTTGATAATACAGTTTTTTCAATCATTTTCTACAACTTCTTCTAGCAAATCTTTATGTTCATTGTTGTGTTCACGCATAATATTACCTGATGCGCCAATTTTAAATGAATTTTTAACAAAATCTTTAAAATTTGTTTGTTTAAATATTTTATCCCAAAATTCAGGATTGTCAACAATTTCTTTTGCTCTGAGAAGTTTTTCTGAAAGTATTTCACCTGTACTTGGATCTACAGCTTCATACCAACCAACTTTAGGTTTTCTAAGATAACCACCTTTTTCGGCTATTTCCATTAAACCAGACCATTTAACAATTCCGCCATCCCAACTTACTGAAATAGGAATCTTTGATTTTTCTTTAACGTGTCGAGATTTTTCAATATTAATTACAAAATGATAACCTTGGATCTCGGTGCCAACTTTGTCTTGTTGACGACCAATAATCCAAATAGCATCAGCTGAATAATAGATACCAGTACCACCTGAAACAATTGCTTTAGGAAACAAACCAATTTCTTGATATGTGTGATTAACAGCAACAAGTGGAATATCTTTTAAGTTAAGATGTGGAGTAACAATACGGAACAAAGACTTTAGCGCTTTTGCACGAGACATATCCGCAACGGATTTACCATCAAGTGCATCTTCAACTTCTTTCTTTGATGCAAGGTTACCAACGGAATCAATTATAATAATTACATTATCTTTCTTTTCAATTTGGTCAAGCTGTTGGGTAATATCAAATTTTAATTCTTCCACATTTGTAATAGGAGTATGAACAACCCTGTTCATATCAATATCAAAAGACTCAAAATAAGATTGTGGTGTACCAAATTCAGAATCGTAAAATAATAATACTGCGTCATTATGTTTTTTCAAATAGGCAGATGCCATTAATAACGCAAACGCAGATTTAAAGTGTTTAGATGGGCCAGCTAAAACTAGCAAGCCTGGACTAATACCGCCATCAATACTACCAGAAAGGGCAACATTAACCATAGGCACCGGTGTTGGTGCCATATCCTTTATACCAAAAACTGAAGACTCCGAAATAGGAGCTGTCATTTTAATAGTGCTGTTCTTTACAAGTTTATCTAAAAGACTCACATTATTCTCCTTCTGCAATAGCTTTTAGCTTTGCCTTATAATTTTGAATTTTTACTACGCGATCAGGCCAGAAAATAGTTGACTTTTCTGGCGATTTGCATAAATTATCAAGGAAAGGTTCAATCGCAGAATATAATCTTTCAATCCTTGCATCCAAGTCAATCTTTTCATTCATAAGATTGCTGAGTTGTGTTTCTAGATCTTGTGCGGCTGCTTCAGAACTTGCAGCGGTTTGTTTTACTTCTTCAATTTCATCATCAATAAAACTAAAACCAAAGTCAAAATCTATAATGTCTTTTTCTGCCAAATTTATCCTCCTTATTTATGATTAGAAGAGGAGCCGAAGCTCCTCAACTTTTAGCTTTTAACAAGGTCTCTGAACATAGCGAGATCTGGATCATTATCGTCTTCATCGTCAACTAAAGGTGATTGAGAAGGAGTTTCAACTTCTTTCATTGCTGGAGCATCTTGAGACTTCATGTTAAAGTTATTCATGTCCAATTCAAAATCAGTATCTTCTTCTGCGGTACTTGTGGACGAAGGTGAATCACCGTTAAGATTTAATACACGATATAACTTTGCTTTTAGCTCATTATAATCTTTAAAATTCTTTTCAGCGACCAATTCTTGTAGTTTGTATTGTTTATTCCAAATTGCTTCAATTTCTTCATCACTATTAGCAATTGGAGAAGAACTATCAAATTCCGATTTATCGTAATTTGGATAACCTTCAAACTGTCGAATTTTTAGACGGAAATTAGCACCTTCCCAGAAATCAAATGGGTTGATTGGATTTTCGTCTTCAAATTGTGGGTTCATCAAATCGTTAAGTTTATCAAAAATTTTCTTACCGAATTGATACATAAAAACCTTACCATCATTTGCTGGGTTCCCACTATCTTTAATAACAAGAATATTAGCAATGTATTTAAGGCGACGCTTTTGTTTACGAGCCTGTTCTTTATCAGAATCAACTCCGCTGTTCCAAAGCTTTGAATTAAGTTCAGAAACAGGATCGTCCTTTCCAATTGATGTTAGAGAGTTTTCAATATACCATAGACCTGTTGGACCTTGGAACCCATGATCCCATAATCTAACAAATGGCATTTCTTCTCCTTGTGCCGCCGGCAAAAACCGAATAATGGCAAAACCATTACCTGCTTTATCGCGGGTTGGTTTCCACATTTTACCTTCGTTAGGGTCAGAATAACTTTTTTGTGAAATTTTTTCAAGTTGTGAGTTCAACTTGTTAAGTGAGTTTGAACGATTCTTTTTAAGTGCTTCAAACGACATAGTCATGTTTTGTATCTCCTAATTTTGCGTTGTATTTACGATGTATGCGTGGAAATATTTCCACCATCTATTTATCCTGAAAAAAGTGATCTTTGGTAATTTTTGAAAACTTTTTTTTATCAATATCTAAGAACGGATAATACTTCTTTGATAATCTAATTATATCACATGCGACGAATTTGTCAACAATTTTTTCATCCCAATAATCATAAACGTTTGATACTTTTGATAATATTGTAAACGTCTCAAGTGATATTTGTTTTTGAAAATACATTGTCATAATGTGTGGATGTTGACCGTCTTTAACTACTAAGTTTTCGTGATAATCATCTTTGAGTTTTTTTAACTCAGTTTTATATACATGTGTTATAGAATCAATTTTTCTTTTCCACTCTGTATATATTTCATCGCCTCTTTCTTCCACGATTTCTCGTATCCATGCTTTTGGATTACGAACAAGATTAGCGACAAGAATATTTAGAGCATCATCTTTTTTTGCAAGTTTATAAAAAAAGAACGCATCATTTCTTGTTTGGAATTTATCAAACGATGCTCTAATTTTACCATTATACTTGTGATAATCATAACCATCAGTTTCAAAATGTTTTTTAAGAGCTAAGTAATTTACGTAAGTTCTAAACGATGCTTCATTGGCATAGTTCAGTGAGGTCATTTTTTTCTTTCTTTACAAGTTTCATAGCAATTGCTTCAGACCTAATCTTTTCTTTTATAATAGATGATCTTTTTACAATTTCAGCTACAGTTTCTATTTCAATATTATTTTCTTTTGAATATTCAACTAAAGCATCAATATATGTGGCACCTTTTGATAATTTTTCAGAAATTGCCATGTGAATATTTTCTGGTGTGCGTGTTTTAATCATTAACCTTTAAGTACTCCTACGCTATCAATCCACTCTCTTACAGCATTTTCAACTGTGAGTCTATCAGTTTTGCCAAATAATCTATCTGACTGAAATGAGCCATTTATGAAATACTTTGCGGCATAAGTGTGTTCATCTTTATCAAAATGAATTTCTACTTTTAAATTTTTTCCTGAAGTCTCTCTTAATAATGTATTAACTATCATGATGCTTCTCTCCAATTTAGTTTTCTTTTTCCTTGTGCCCAATCAATTGCATACCTTTCAACTACTTCTAGTGGAAATGATGCAAACTCTTCCTCGTAAAATTTCTTTCCTAAATTATCTTTATATACAATTTGGCTATCATTTTTATTTAAAATAAATACTGAAGCTGATGCACCATGTCTATCTTTTATTTGAATATAAAAATCTTTCATTAGAATACTCCTTTTCTTTTACGATTAAGTGGAATAATTTTATTTTATCTTATAAGACATAAAATGTCAACTAATTTGTTCTTCCTCCGTTTTATATTGCCATTCATCAGTATGACCAACAGACCATTTTGGAGTTGTTTCAACACAATAATTTTGAGTACATACTTTAAAGTCAGGTCTTTGTAATTTATCAGGAATTAGTGATTGATCACTCCAAATTACTCTATTATTTGGTTGTGCTGCAAACTGTCCGTTGTCAAGTCTAATGATATTGAATGATTTGTGCTCGGGATCGTGCTCACTGAAATTGGTATCAATGATGGAACGGTCACGATGTGCATTGTCGATCGTGAAGCAGTATTCTCCGGGATGCATCCTTTTGTCTTTGCCAAAGAATTCACAACGAGACAAAAGTGGTTTTTGTATGACGGTAATGTCGTAGTCGAAGCAATCCCAAAGCTGAAGAACATCAAGAGGAAGAAGCTCGCCATGATCAGTTTTCCATAAGAATGCTGAAATAGGTAACTTGTCATATAATGCCCCGTAATCTGTTAATAGAGTTTCAAAATATAACGCCTTTCCCATTGTAGATTTAACACTAATCCAAATTCCAGGAGTTAATTCACCATGTCCTTTTTCCAAATTATAAAGATATTCTTTACGTACATATACACTAATTGGCTGTAATGTGTGTACTAAAAAAGCCATTAGATCTCCTCGAATAATACGTCGTTTACGTAACGATCTTTGTTTTCTTCCGATATTCCCATTGCCAAGATTGATCTATGCAGATGGGGATTTTTCTTTTGATTAATACAGTATCTATTTAAAAGTGGTGTGGTGTCCCTGCCATTATCCCAAGAGTTTTTTTCAAGGTTCTCTAAATAATAATCTGTTAAATGATATGTAATGTCAATGAATAGATTTAATTCTTCTTCTGTGTTTATATTTCCAACGGCAATCATATTAGATGAAAATATTTCTTGCGCCCAATTTGGTAATTCTCTTGCTTTTATCCATTTAACGTTTTTTGTTATATTTTCCATATATTCATTATATGGGTGCGGAAAACCATGTAATGGGCTATAATCCATAAAAGATCCTGTGATCTTTTTAGGCCCGGCAACAATATCAAATCCTAATATTGGTAATTCAATTCCTGGTTTTGGAAATACATTAATATGCATTAACCAAAGACCCTTGCCGTCTTGTGGTGTGATTGTTTTCAAATGAGCTTTTTGAATTTTGTCAGAATACCAAAAATCGTCTTTCCAACCGGAAAACTTTAAACTATCGTCGTATTTTGGATTATCATATTTTATGAAATATTCATCAAACTTATTTGATATTTGTGTAGCATAATTATTTAACCTATTCCATAGGGGTGTCATTTTTAATATATTTCTTTACTATATATACAGTATCGTGATTTCCATGCCATTCAAGAGTGTCGCCTTCCTCCCAACCTAATTGATCTAAAAGATCTTCAGGAAGTTCTACGTAAAGATCTTCAGAATCTTCATACTGTTTGACCGTTGATGTCCAATTCACTGAAATAATCCTCCAATTCTTCTAAGAATTTTTGTACCATACTAAAGCATACTTTTGCTTCTTCTGCCAAGTTATTATGTAATTTTGATCGAATGATATCTTTAAGAACAACAGGATCACCATCAAATTCATATAAAGCAGTTGGGCCTGGAACAAGTTTTTTAATTATTTGGCCTCCTGATAAATCACCCATATGACGCACATACACGTGAGCAAGCAATTTATCTTTATCATCTTTTATTTGTCGAATATAATTTACATAATGATGTGATGCCGAAAAGATAGGAGCATCAGAAAACTTTTGTTCTGTTTCCATTGTAATTACATCATTAAATAATGCAGCACCCCTTAATATAGGTTCCATGTCTTTTGTAATAGCACCAGCTTCAGTTGCATAATATTCAAGATTTGTGTATGAAAATAATTGATTTTTAAGATATACGTAATACTCGTAAGGACTAATTTTTTTCTTTATCATTCTACTCATAAAAGCAGTACGTTCTGCTCTACGGTGTTCTTGTTTTGTGATTTCTCTCAAACTATCCATTCGTGGATTCCTAAATAATCCCACGAACATAATCGTAAGATGTTTATCAATAATTTATTTATAACACAGATAAATGTAGATGTCAACTATTAGATTGCAAAACTTTCACCGCAACCACAAGAAGCGGTTGCGTTAGGATTTATTACTTTTAAATAAGCCCCTCCAAGTTCTTCTATATAATCAATAGTACATCCAAATACAAACATTTCAGCCATAGGATCTAACCACAAGTTTTCAATGGTAGGTTCTTTATCCGTAGTTCCCCATTCGTATTGAAAACCTGAGCACCCTCCACCTTTTACTGTTAAAGATATATTTGGTTTTCCAACTTTTTGAAGATACTCTTTAGCTTTATCTGTAATATTTAAAATCATTCAGATTTCCAAATAGTCCAGGCACCCCATGCAATAGCAATTCCAGCACCAATTTTAGCAAGTGGGGCCATAAATAATACAAGAAGACCAAGACCGACCAAACCGATCCCATCCCAACTTGTTCTTTCTTTTAATCTACTTTTTACCCAATCCATTTTCAATTTCCTCCAAACGTTTTTCTATACTATCTATCTTACTTGTTACTTTAGGATAACGTTTACGCCACGCTTCAGGATCGTCTTGTAACCAATCCCACCCGAAACGATCTACTAAATAATCTAAGAATGCATCAAACTTTGACATTAAATAAAGTGCGGCGCGTGTATTTCTAAACCACGCTAAAAAAGCTGCACCGATTATTGATCCGCCAATTGCTGTATAAATCCACAGCGTATCGCCGAACATTCTTGATAACATTTCCATTACATTACTCCGTATGTACTCATAATGGCAGGTCCAAACAAACTCATTACCCACATAAGTACCGCAATACTAAATATGCCAATTAGTAACCATTTCATTTTAAAGTCATCTACTTTCATTTGTAAGCCAAGGACTTCATTTCCTAAAATTCTAATTGCAAGCTCAAACTTACCTTCTGGATGGTCTATCATTTCAATTGCTTTTTGTTTTTCTTCAGACATTTATATTCTCCTTTGTATACTTGCAATAATGAACCATACTATGGTCATACGCGCCATCAAATGGCATTCTCTTTTTTAACGCTGCCCAACGACCGCGCCATTTATCTTTAGTACGCTGCCACTTGCTCATTTTTCGTATTTTTCCATAGAAGTTGATGTAGCGCGGCGGACAGTGGTGTCTATATCCCATGAAAGCAAAAGGAACAGAAGTGACCATGTCATTATTGTTAACGTGGCGGAAATGAGGTATGTGAGCAAATGATTTAACAAATTTTTTATTCCCTACTCGTGGCGAGCCGTAAGTAAATAGGCAATCCGGTTCGCGCTCGCCGTTAATTAAACGGCTAGTTGCAATTGTAGCCATTGCACCACCAAGTGAATGACCACATATGAAAAAATCTTTTTCTGGTAATTTATTAATACCACCTAAAGCCATCATTATTTTATCCCATAGTTTATTCACTTCCTCTTGGAAACCATTATGTACCATTCCGTGACCATTAAATGCTTTATCAGGCCAGGCATTTAAATCAGCTTTAATATCTGAGAATTCTCCAGGCTCGGTTCCTCTAAACGCCAAAACAACTTCCGTTTTGTTTGAAGCTAAGTGACATTGAGCGCCATCTGCTTCCATAAATTTGTGTTGGGTATAACCTAATCTTTTAAATTCTTTTTTAGCTTCGGGCCCATCCATATAAGCAATCTGGGCGCACTCTGCCATTTTTGCACAATGCTCGATCATTTTTTACCTCTTAATAATTTTTTCTTAATATCTTGCATTTCCTTTTCATTATTTATTTTGCGGTTCTTGGACGAAATTTGTAATTCTCGTTCTTTATCGTTGGATATTTCCAATACACCACTGGATTGTATTTCATCTTTCTCCTTCGAGAAATCTTCCGATGACGATGAAACTTCGATCGCATGTCTAAGTTTTGCGATTCTTTCGTGTAGGCTTTTTTGTCTTGCGTGAAAGTATCGTTCATATGCGTTTTCCTGAAACTTTTTATCTATTACTTGATCTATATAATCTTTCACAAGCCAATTAAATAATAGTTTTTTCATTTATTATTTTTTTATTCACCTCTCATAATTCTTAATTGTTCTAAAATGCTATCTGTTCTAATATTTAATACTTTTAAATTATGTTCATGTTTAGTTAACATGGTTTCGTGACGAGCATATGAAGAAGAATGTTTCACAGCAAGGTTTAAAAAATCTTGCTCGTGTTTTTCTTCTGTTTTAGAAACTTGATACCCTAATTGCTCAACTTGAATAAGTAAATCTTTAATGTCTTGTTGTTGGGTTGAATAATCTTTTAACAGTTTTTCATTATCCATTTTCATTGTTTCAATTTGATGATTAAGTGTATCAATATTATC